CTTCTTTCTTTACACAGTTATTATAGGTCTTACCAAACATCTTCTTGGTGCCTTTCTTCTCATATCCCTTCCAACACTTCTGTCCTTCTTCAATCTGCTCCTGACCACCTTTCAGTGGTTCTGGTTTGATGAGGTCAATAAATTCATATTCCGTTGCCTTAAAGTCATCTCTCCAATTAGAAAGTTCATATGATTCTTTTTTGGTGCTATTACCCCAGTTAGCAGCACCAACCTTACGACATTTTACCAGAGCACCCGAAGCATAAGCAGAAGGCCACACAGAATAACGAGACTTGACCTTATGATAGCAAGCATCTTTGGTTCCACTACCTTTACCTTTTTTATCCTTTCCTTCAATAATCTCTACTTCTTCTTTTTTCATTTTCTTTTTGTCTGTAGAAACGTAAGTTGGTTTTGCAGCACCAGATTTTTGCTGTTGTCCTGGGTCTGCTGCTTTCTTTCTTCTTGCTGCAGATTTTCTTTCTGCCTTTGTCATACTTGCTCTCTTTGCTGAAGAGACGCACTTTGGTGTACCTTCTCCAGGTTCATCACTTGCACAGGTTCCACCCGTAACAACATTTACCCATCCACCTTTACCATCTTTTGATTTGGATCCCTTAAACCATTTATGAAGGGTTCCTTCTCCTATTCCGGATCCACCATTGCCACTCCCACTCCCATTGCCACCATTCCCAGAACCATTGCCATTACCATTACCATTTCCATTACCGTTTGTAGGTTTGCCAATGCCAGTTTCTTCTGGTTCTTTTCCACCACCAGAAAATCTAGCAGTAGTTCTCAACCCCTGCGGAATGGGTTTACACACTTCATCAGTGTAACAGTAATAATATCCCTTCTTACACTTTTTCATCAATAAAAAAGTAAATTACTCTTTATTATTTAGAAAACCTTGCTTTAGCATTTTTTGAAGTTCTGAAGTAGAACCCACAAAAACAGCATTATTAGTTACATTATTAGTAGTCTTCTTTGCTTCATCTTCAACATCTTTAAGTTTCTTCTGTAGATCAATAAGTTTATCGGTTGTATCTGCAACACTCTTAATTAACTGCCCTGCGACCTCATATGCCCTTGGACTGCCTCCTTCACCTGCTACCTCCATAATACCATTAATTGCCTCCTGTCCCTTTTCTATGAGGGAATAGAGGTTGGCACGACTATAAGTATAATCCTTTTCTATATCATCATCTTTAGACTTTATAACTTCTGGTTTTTTGATAGGTTTTGTTTCCACAATATCACTATCAATATTCAAAGCTTCATCGATAGATTCATAATTATTATTCATGATAATCAAATATCCTCTTGTCTAGTGGGACTAAAATCTTTAGAGTCTTCGAAGAATTCCCAGTTTTCAGTAAATCCAAAATCATCACCTGGTTCCGCAGTAATTGGTTTTGGAACAGCAGTATATCTGACCTCACGTTTTGCAGTTTGAGTGTTTGTATCTGTGTACAGATCTGCCTGAACCTTACGGATGAGACCATCAGAGGATTCTGCAATTGGACCGAACAGATAAGTTTTTGCACTAAACCTTAACGTATAAATTAGTGCTCTTCTTGTTTGAAATGAACCCTCATAATCATCTTGAAAGTCAATACTATCAAGTATAATAGGAATATCTCTTTTTTCTCCAATAGAACTAACTAAATCTACTGTTAGGTTGAATGATGGTTGAAAAAATGGAAGTATTTGTTCAATGATTTGAAGGGCATCATCATTCAATTTGCTGAAAATATTAAGTTCGAACTCAATATTATAGGGAACTGGCATGAACACCTTTTTCGTTTTACTGCTAGTTGTATCGACAGCTTTAAAAGTTTGTGTTATTCCTGTTTTTCTAGTCGCATCATATGAAATTCTAGTCATTTCAAACGACATTCTTGGAAGAGTAATGGCAATTGATTTTGTCAGTTGCTCTTGTTCTTGAATTTTTGTCAAAAACTTCTGCATTGGTCCATAGGATAGACCAACTTTTGTTTCATCTAAAATAGTTCCATCACTTTTTGTGTGTCGAATAGAAATATCATTAAATAAAGTTCCAAAACTAATAATAGTTTTTCTTATAATTTCGTGATAAAAGTATGTTCCTAACATTAATAACTACCAAATGGATTTGACTCTGTAAAATCTATAATATTATCTGCTTCTGTTTCTATCTCTTCATTAACGTCATAAGGGTTATCATAACTTTCTGTATCATAACTCTTGACAACATATCTAGCTGATGATATTGAACCAACTATAACTTCACCTAGACCAAACTTACCAGTATTTAGTGCAACTCTTAAGTTGATTGGAGGATCTATCGTACTAGTAGCAAAGTCTCTTCTAAAGTCTCTAACTACTGCCGTTACACCTGTAGTTTGTCCGGTAATCGTTTCATTATAAATGAATGTTCCAACACCAACTGTAGTTACTCCCGCAATGGTAACGGTTGGTGTAACAGTATATCCAACACCAGGATTAATAATATTAATGGAAGATAATTTTCCATCACTGGTAATTTTTGCAACAGCAGTTGCGGTATTAATACCGGTTGCAGGAGCATCAATTGTTACAATAGGAGGAAGAGAATATCCTTTTCCTTGATTATTGATTGTGAAGTTATTAACAGACAATTCACTTTCTGATCCAATCGCACATGTAGCTGCGGCACCTGTTCCACCACCACCACTTATAGTAATGGTTGGTGCTGTTATATATCCAGATCCGCCATTTGTTAATTCCAATCTTAAAATAGATTGAACGTTACCTCTATTAGTAGTTATTGCAATTGCTTTGGCTGTGACGGTAGCAATACCAGACGGAGGATCCGAAAAAATAACTGTTGGAGTAGAAGTATATCCACTACCATCATTATTTAAAGTAATTTCTTTAATACCTCTGGTTCCTAGATTTGCTGTTGCAGTAGCAGTAACAGCAGTTCCTGCAAGAACCAAAGATGTAATGTATCCTTCATCTTCTACAGTGTTATCAACTTCTTCAATTGCAGTATCAATAAGTTCATTTTCATATTCATAAAGTTCACAACTTAATTCATAAACATAATTTGTTCCGAGTTGATAAAAGGGTTTTTCTGATTCAACTCTCTTAATTTCAAACAATCTTTCACCAAGAGGAAAATAAATTAAATCTCCTTCCTTTGGTCTTGTAATTAAATCTGCAAAGTCATACTCGGTAATTAATCCTTCCCTAATACCAGAAGAAATACCTTCCAAAAATGGTGCAATGAATTCCTCATATCTTTCTCTGGATATAGTCAAACTTATTTCATTTTTCAATCTAAGACCAAACTTGGTCATAATATCACTATCAGGAGCATATCCATCATAATTATTGATATACGCTTCCATCATAAAAACATCATCAAATTTTGATGATTGTATTTCACGAATTATATTGTCAGTTTTAAAAATTTTTCTTGGTAGATAATAAATTTCCACCCCATAAATTTTTAGTTGCTCATTAATAAGATCTTGAACAAGAAATTGTTCATTTGTAGATCCTTGGAGAAAAAATGGATTTAATGACATGACTATTAACCAATAAGATCAAGAGGTGGCATTTCATAGTCCATTGCCATTCTCTGTTTTATTTCATCCAACTCTCTTTGCCCATCATCATATAATTGTCTACCATTTAATTCAATTCCACCAGGAAGTTTTACTCCTTGAAATTTAATTAAATTTTGACCCCATTGCTTTTTAATTGCAGAAGTGAGATATCTCTTCACAAAACTGTCGTTAAAAACTTTTGAGAAATCATTTGGATCTAATGCTCTCTGACAATCAATAACAAAGAATGTATCTTTAGTTTGAGCACCCCAATCTATATCAAGATATAATCTATTTTGTCTTTTATTAAATCTTATTTGCTTATCTGTAGTTAATAAAAAATCAATGTCTTCTAGATAAGTCTTTGTCATAGCATACTGTAATAATTCAACAGAATTAAAATAATACAAGTCATTTAAGAACAACTGATATTTGATACTGAACATTCCTCCAGAAATACTACTAGTATCAAACTTAAATATTTTTTCTATACCAATTACTGAATCTGGAACTTGAATATAATTAGAATTTTCGTAAAAATTAAATGTTGTTGTTCCAAACCCAACAATGTTTGAGGTTCCAGTTGTGGTTGTTATGCCAATACCATCTGTTCCACTTGCCTTTCCTCTATTAATATCATCCTGAGATACCTGGTACTTAAGGTACATTCTTTCCACACCATCATAATGTCTTTCATTAAAATATTGTAAAGTATCATCAAGCAGATCTTCAACCTGCTCATCAGCAACATTAATTTCTAAAACAGGAGCACCAAGTTGTCTAAGACAATACTCCTTTAA